ACCATTTGCTACAGCCTCTGTTAAAAATAATTCATAAATAGGATGGCAAAAATCATTTACAAACAAACTCCTACGCATTTTAATATATTTCCACAATTCTAATAATGCTGCTCTTGATGCCGAATAATTGTTATTAAATGACTTTATTAACACCTCATAAGGAATTTCTAATGCAGCACCCATATATTTACACATAGCAGAAGCAAATGTTTCAAAATGTACATTTGGTCTTGTAGCATCTGCCATTTTTACGTCCTCACCAGGTGCTAAATAATTTATCATACCTGCACCAAGTTGATAGTCTTCACTTGTATCATATACTTTTTGATTTTGTTCTATACTTCCATCAAAATCTATACTTTCATTACCATAAGATGTTGTGATAAATACTGAAAATATACCATTTATAATTGCTGCTGTAAGTTCTGCCTCTGTATATTGTGTAAGCTGTCTAAGCATAACAATGATAGGTGCTAAATAAGGAACACCTCTATACTGTTCTGGTCTTTCTGCCTCCATAATATGTAGTACATTTGGCAAACCTGTTTTTTCACCAATTGCTTTTACTCTTATCCATTCCTTTTTAGCATAAATACTGCCATTTTGATAAGTATTACAAATATAATAAGCAACAACCTTGCCTTTGCTATCTATTTCAATGCCATTTCGTATTCTATTTCCATTTTCAGCTTTTTGGTTGAATGAAACATAACCTCCACTACTTTGAGGATTGGAAATTCTATCTCCTTCTATTAAATGCAAACGCAATGTATAAGGCATATAAGAAGTAGATTTTTCATAATCTATTAGCACAAAACAATCTCCATTTAACAACCAACTTACAAGTGCTATGCTTTGTAGTTCGTAAAAATCATTCAATCCAAGCGTATCACAATATTTAGAATTTGCCCACATTGCAAATTCTCTTTCTGTATTTCTTTCCCACTTTTCAGCTTGTTGTTGTGTTAATCCTAATGTTTTGCTATCAATACGACATTTTAAGCGTAATCCTGCACCTATAATATTAGTACGATTTAGTTTAATAGCACTTGCAGCAATAGGAGATGTCATAAAAAGCGTCCTAGAACGTTGTCGCAATAAATCTAAATTTACATCAATGTCCTCTAATGGGCTGTAACTTTCTGCACGAAATCCTTTTAATGAATTTTTTCTTCTACTAGCACCCCCCTCTGAATAACCTGAATTTTGCACTTTTTTCAAATATTCCGATTTCATTGTTGCTTTTTGTTTTTCTAATGCTGTATGAGAATTGATTTTTTCTAAAAAATTCTTTAAAAACATAACTGCACCACCTTAAATATCTATAGGAATAATTCTTTTAACCTTTCTTCTTCCATCATTTTTTTCTAAAGCAATTACTTCCGCTTCTAGTATATCAATTTGCTTTCTAATGGTATCTAAATCTGCCATTGTTAATTCTCTGCTTCCTATTTTGTAACTTTGACGCAAAAGCACGGCTTTCTCTGCTTCATAATAAAGTTCTAATCTTTCTTTTGTTTTGGTTATTTTATCAGTCATTGCTTTCCTCCAATTCTATAAATTCATCACTTTTAAATTCTTTAGGATTATATTCTTTTAATTCTTCTAATATATCCCTTACTTCATAGTATAATATTTTTTTGATTTCTCCTGCTTCCTTTCGCTCCAATAATGGTGCTACTTTGGTAGGCATTTGTAAAAAACGGCTTCTTATCCTTATCAGCATATCTGTCATCACAGCTTCTACATCATCACTTTTATGTAATTCTCCTTTCATAAGAGCAAGTTTTAATTCTGCTTGCATACGTTTTATTTGTTCGTGTTTTGCTCTTTCTTCTGTATAACTAATTTTGTCATTTTCTTGTGTTGTCTGTATATCTTTTTGTATTTTTAATGTTTTGATGTAGTTTTGTATGCTTTCAAAAAGCAAATAACGTCCTTTACTTACCCTAATAAATGTTCCTTCTCCTGCAAGTTGTCTTATTCTACTATCATTTTTAAACATAAAAAGCTTTTTTAGCACACCAGCAGTCACAGTTACTCTTTCTAAATCTGTTATATTTGTTGAATTTTCCAAAATATACCATCTCACTCGTTAACGATAAAATCAATTTTTACTATAAAACTAGACACTTGACGGGCTCAGCGACCCGCAAAAGCGTTTTCATTTCTATACAGTACCTTTTTTATAAGAAAAAAAGGAATAGCCCTTCGACTATTCCCTAATATTTCACACTAGCATTATATCACATATCAATGTGCCATTGTGTGCCTTTTTTCAAAATTTCGTAATGCTTTTATATGAATTTTTCTAATATAATCATATGTATATCCCATTTCTACCGCTATTTGCTCAAAACTTTTATATTCCACATATCTTTTACACAATAATTTCACAAATATGCAATTCTCCAATAACTGTATTTGATTGATAATACAATGTTTCATATCAATAAATCTATCAATTTCGTCATTGATTTCATTTTCCATATCTATTATTTTTATTAAAATAGTTTCAAAATTTGCACCATTTTGCCTACTACTTTGTACTTTTTCTTTTGTATAGTCAATCGCTTTTATGTCCTGCAACTTTTTCAATTCGTACAATTCCTGCAATTTTTGATTGATTACAATATCCAATTTTTGTAATTGCTGTAAATACTCTTTTGCTTTCATAAATTCCGCCTCCTATTGTTTATCACAATACTGTATGATATACTATTACAAAAGCAAAAGTTTTTAGCGAAACGCATGTTTCGCTTTTAAAGTTTCGCTCAAGCCTTTTCAAAGGCTTGTAGGAGTCTGAGGGCTAGCCCTCAAGGTTTTGTCTTTCATACTTCACTTTCAAAGCCTGCAAAAGCCCTTCCTGTACATTTTCCTTTTTTTGTAGGCTTTGAAACACTCTTTGTTCGATACTGTTTTCTACTATCAAATGATGTATTATCACCGTTTTTTGCTGTCCCTGTCTGTGAAGTCGGGCGTTAGCCTGCTGATACAACTCTAAACTCCAATTTAGTCCAAACCATACTATAATATTACCGCCTTGTTGTAAATTTAGCCCGTGCCCTGCACTTTTAGGGTGCACCAGAAGCAAAGGAATATTGCCATCATTCCAATTTTTTATATCATTTTCTCCCTCTAATTTCACGGCAAAAGGAAATTTTTTTATTATACTGTCACAATCAAACCTAAAATTATAAAAGCACAATATAGGTTGTCCGTTTGCGGTGTCAACGATTTCTTCCAATCTTTCCAATTTTTTACGATTTACCTCTACACGACCGCCATCTTGTGTATACACCGCACCATTACAATACTGCAATAGTTTGTTTGTCAATGCAGCCGCCGAATTTGCTGTAATTTCTTCATTTAAAAACTGCAAATAGCTATCTTTTTCGAACTTTTCATAGCGTTTACGCTCCAATTCCGAAAACTGCACCGCCTGCAACAAATCCATTCTTTGAGGCAAATCCAGCCAATCATTTGCCTGCATAGACATACAAATATCAGAAATTTGTTGTTTGATAGCATTTTCCGCACCTTTTTTTACAGTATAATTGAATATAGTCGTCGCATTTCTTTGATTGGGCATAAAATATTTTTCTCTGTAATACGTCAATGTTTTACCAAGTCTTTCTCCGCCATCAATCAAATAGAGTTGACTCCATAAATCCATAAAGCCATTTGGGGCAGGGGTTCCCGTAAGCCCGACCACCCTTTTAGACAACATAATATATTTTTTCAAAGCCTTAAATCGTTGTGATTTTGGCGATTTAAAACTAGAAAGCTCATCAATCACTGTCATATCAAAAAACCATTTTTTTCCTATTTGCTTCAAATACTCCACCAGCCATACAATATTTTCTCTGTTAATAATATAAATATCACCTTTTTTACAAATAGCTTTTTCTCTTTGACTTTCTTTTCCCAGCACCTTAACAATTTTGATATGTTTGAGGTGTTCCCATTTTTGGCATTCTCTGCTCCAAGTATCCTCAGCCACTCTCAGCGGTGCAATCACCAAAACTTTCTCTATTTCGAAATCCCAATACATAAGCTGGTCTATTGCCGTAAGTGTAATGACTGTTTTTCCCAGTCCCATATCCAAAAACAGCCCCACTCTAGGCGTATCTATCACTTTTTGTATTGCCATTTTCTGGTATTTATGAGGTATAAACTCCATATTTTAGTAACACCTCTTTTCCTTTTTGTTTGCTATCTATGACATAAACAGCGAACCCCAGTCCCCTCAATTTTTTATGTATGAAATTCTGCAATGCTCTTGCGGTTTTGCCTGTAGCCTTCATTTCTGCAAAAAACAACACTCCATTAGGCAGTAGCACCATTCTGTCAGGCAATCCCTTCATACTGGTAGAATTGACTTTCAAAGCCAATCCCCCCACCTTTTTGACCTCTCTTACAAAATACTCCTCAATCAATTTTTCTCTCATACTTTTCACCTCATCACCACATTGCATAATGCCCACAGTATAGCCGATTGATTTTTCACTACTTTAAGTAACGGCATTTTTTTTCGCTATCTCTTTATTTTTATAAAACTATAAAATTTTTTTTTTTTTTCAAAAAATTCCAATT